AAAATGAATTGTCGGCTGCTGTGTCACCGTCAAAATATGTCGTGTTTTGTTCGGATAGTTGCAGCGCATCCATCCAGTGCACATCGCCCGACGGAATGTTGGCCCCACCGCTTCGGCTAAATTCGACGTTGACTCGGGCGCGTGATGCTCCTGCTGGTGCTGTACCAGAAACAGTCACCTGATACCAGGTTGCACCAGTGACCATGTTTACCTGTGCGCCTGTGGAACTTGAGACGATTGCTTCGGAGTCGTCTAGCCAACGAATGATAATTCTGGCTCGCGCATCAGATCGTGCTGGTGTTCCTCGAGCTGCTCTTGCCTGGGCATAGTAGACGTTGCCAGGAATGATGGGTGTGCCGTCTGTTTCTGCACCGTTGAACTGGACTGTGCCGGTGGTGGCCGCACTGTTTTGTCGGCATCGGATTGACCACTCACCACTGTAAGCGACCAAGTTTGCATCAACGTCTGCTGGTTTACGTCGACGAACGATTACGCTTGCACCTGCGGAATAACCAGTGTCGCTGTATTCTGCCGACGGATTGCTAGCGAGGTTTGCGGCCTGAACCAAACCAGCCAAGTTGGTGTTTATTTCGGTAGCTCGATTGCCGTATGTAGTAATCGAGGAGGCATCCGAACCTGACCAGGTTTGCTCGTAGGGAACCGAAACGAATTCCACACCGTTCACGATTGAATAGTTAGGTCTGTTGCCTCCACCGATTTGTGAAATGAGGGCAGGTACGAAAAGAGGCGCGGCACTGGTTGCTGTAATAACTGACGAGTTGTTCAGCACGATTGTGTTTGCAACATTCTGCGACGATGATTCTAAATTGATTTCCGTGTAGTGCAGTTGCCCGGCTGAACCTGCTAGATCTGTAAAGGTCTTGCCGGACGATGGCGCACCAGACAGTTGTCGAATACGAATCAGTCCTGTGCGACCAGTTGTTGGGTTTGTGGGCAACACGTTTTCTGCATACCAATAACGGTTATCGGTTGCGGAGACTAAATCTAAATGGTCAGAGAATGTTCCAACCATGTCAGTGTCACCAATAATTGAAGTTGCACCGCTTGCAGTGTCCGTGATCATTTGAGTGGCATTGCTCGGGTCAATGATGTTGTTCAGCGCACGAACTCGTGAACCAACAGTGTAGTTATCCTGTGGTGCGAACAAACTGCTTAGACCGCCGACACCTATCGCCTGAAATTGTGAAACATAACCCACCCAGTCGGCACAATTCAATGTTGTGAGTGTGACTGGTGTGTTGTAACTAACCGAACTGTCAAAAACGATGCGTTGCGATACATCCTGCACATAGCCGACGAACGCATAACCTGCTGCGCCGGTGAATGATACACGGATTAGCGCACCAACTGCCGGAACACTGGCGAGGTTTTTGAATGTCGCGTTTAATGTGCCAACGTCAACCTGTGATGCGCCAGGTGTACCGACTCGACCACCCTGCGAATAATTGAACCCTCCAACTAGATCAGCGGTGCGGTCAGTCCAAACCAACGATGTAGTCCACGGTGAAGTCTCAATTTTGACTAGACCGTAAAGGAACTGTTCGCGGATTGTCATTATCGTGCACCGTTTGCCCGGTTGTAATCTGCCAAGACTCGTGCGACTTCACGGCCGGCACTGACCGAGTCGATGGGTGCGTTGAAGTTGATAACCGGTGCACCTGCGCGGTCGCGACTTGTGCCACCAAACGGTTCGGTGCCACGGCCCGACTTGTCGCCCCGAGCGTTGTTCTGAATACCTAGAACGTCGTTTCGGAAGTTGCGCAGTGCGTTCACCCAGTCAAAGTTGAACTTGGTGATTGAGTCGAGCAAGCCTTTTACGTCGCGGAGGAAGTTTGCCATTTCTCGGATGCCACCTGCCGCCGCGATGAAACCGTCGGCGATTGCTTTGACGTCCTGACGGCCCTTAGGGGTTGCGAGCCACTTCGATACTTCTTTGTTGACTTGCTCAAGCGATGGCAACATGGCCTCACCAATGGAATCACCAATTTGATTGAACTGTGCAACCATCTTTTCAAACGGTGTTGCCGACTCCTCTGCCAAACCGAGCACACGATCCTCGATGGATTGCAACACCAAGTCTTGAGCTTCGAGGAGTTTGCCGGACTCTTGCAAACGCGCAATTTTACGCTTCTCGGCATCCGTAAACGTGATACCTGCGCGGGTAAGAGCGTTCATGTTCTTGATGGGATCCTGCAACACTCGACCAAGTTTGATGGCGTTGGCCTCCATTGTGCCAAATCCACCAGCTGCGAGGTCAATCGCGGCCTGTGTTGTTCGGTCGAACGTGCCACCCATTTCATCAGCAGTCTCACGCAACGTCTTGAACACCAACAGTTTGCGCTGAACGGCCTTGACCTGTTCATCGTCAATACCAGTGGCTTTGTTTACTTGGTCGGCATAACGCGCCATACGCTTGATTGTTTGGTCAGTTGCTTTGCTAATGCCCTGCATGTTCTCGAGCATGAACTTGAGCTGAACGTCTGCTTTGCGAGACTCGGCACCCATGTTTGCCAGGACTGGGATGTAACGCAACGCTGCGAGAGTCAAACCAATGAACGCGGTGCGAGCAAGATTGAAACCCTTGGAAGCGAACTGACTAAACGACGTTGTCTGCTGGGCGGCCTTTTTGAGACCAGCACCGTACTTGCTGGCGTTCATGGCCAGAGTCACGATCATGTTTGGTACAGCCATTACTTGCCTCCGTTCATAAATTTGAATATGGCGTTACGTTCACGCAACGTCAGGTTGTTTGCTTCTGCGACCGAGAGACCTGCACCCACTACTAACGCGGCGAGGTGTTGCGCCCGGTCATTCTTTATTTTTTTGTTTCGTCATCCCCAAACAACTGTGCAAAATCGTTCGGGGTAAGTTTCTCTGCCTCGGCAATGGTGAAGTCGGGGTTGGTACGACGTTTGATAATCCACGCCAACGCGATGCGCAGTTTGATAACACCAATGCGTTCCTCACCAATGTCTGAAAACGGTAGTTGCGCGTAGTCCTCGATTTCGGCGATTTCGCCTAGGGTAATGTCCTCAAAGTCCATTTGTTTGAAAGCCTTTCTGCTTTATGTAGTTGGTCAATCTGAAGTTTAGCAAAGTGACCATGTATGACTTCTTTTTCTCGCGTGCTTTGACCATGAATGTGTCTGCTCGGCCTCGCACGTTGGTGCGCCAGGTACGGTCACCAGCCACTGATTGTTTGCCAGCGACGTGGAACATACCCAACGATGTTGCTCGACCGTAGAGAACGCCTGTGGTGACCTGCTGGCCCCCGGTCGTATTTCGGACTCGAGCGGAACCTGCGGTGATAAGTCCACCAAACACCATGCGACGATCTACACCGCCGCCTCGCGTTTTGACAGGTGCAGTTTTCGATGCCCAACCGCGGATAGACGAAGCAAGTTTGCCCGAGTTGACCGGGGCGGTGTTGACTGCCTCGCGAGCTGCGACCATGGCCGCCTCTTTCATCCATTTCTCAAACAGGTTGCGGTCGCCACCCATTTGCAGAAACTTCTCCCGAGTCTCGTTCAGACCCTGAACGACAGTACGGCCACCAGCTTTCTGGACAAGATAAATACCCTGCCCACGTCCACCAATGACCGTATCTGCCATTAGAGACTAGGCGCGTGTCCAGGTACCAGTCGTGACCTGCGTGAGGAGTGAACCGGCTTCGTCGACGATGTCGAAACGAACCGTTTCGGATCCGAACGTGCCGTCGACCGATGCTGCGCCACCGAGTCCGGGAGCCAGCAAACGTGGCAAACGGAGGTAACCGGTGAAACCAGGCTGGGTCGAGGTGATGGCAGTGTTGCCAAACGGTGCGTAACGGAACTGCATTTCCTTGCCAGGGTTACTGTACAGATACTGCCAGAGCGACGTTGATTCGAGCGACTGAATGAGTTCAGCCTCTGCGTACTTGTCGACACCGCCGCCGACCGATGCATCGTAGAACGTGACCTGGTCGTTGGATGCATCCTCGGACTTGATCATGAACGAAATGCAGTCGAAGCTGAAGTCTTTCCCGGTGGGTGAAGCAATCGTGCCAGTGTTCAGCTGGAACAGCAGGCCATTCGCTTTGATGCGTGTTGATGAGGTTGTGGGAAGTGCCACGATATCTCCTTAGAGTCGGGTGTTTTGATAAACGGTAAGTGTTGCGGATAGAAATTCGGCGTTTTGGACTGACAGCAGTGACGGTGCAGACACAGAACCCACGTAGAAGCCCTGTGCGCCCGATACAGTCGTTAGAACCGCATCGATGGCATCATCCATGGCTGACGAAACAACCGCGTTAGCGGCGGTCTGAACAATCACGGTGACATCGAATCCGAGACGGTATTCGCCGAAAACTTGTCCGGCCGTAACCCAGTCACCAGCTGGTTGCAAAACTGCCAGGGGTGGGGTGACACGTTCGGGCACATATTCGGATGTGCGAATCCCAGCGTCCGTTAGAACGGCTAGTAGCGCATCACGACCTTGCGAGATCATGCGATACCTTGACCAACCCAGGGGGTCAGAATCGGGTAAGCCGCAATCATTGGGTCTCGGGCTACTCGCACCGCCGAACCGCCGTCAAGTGTCGCAAATTGTGCGATACCATTCGGGGCGGAACGACGGTGGAATAGTTCCGATCCACATTCAATCCGTGCCCGGAGCAAAACCGTGGCCGGCACAGTTGCTGTTCCAACAAACTTGGTAACGAGAACAACTGCCTCGTCCCAGCATGCTGTTACGAACGTGCTATCAGAGTCAGGTGCTCCAACATACGTTTTCAACTGTGCGGCGGTCATGGTTTTATCCTTGGGTTAGATTAGGCGCGAACGATACCGACGATTGCTGCCGGGATTTCGTCTGCGACACACGTGAACACACCGAGCGAGTAGGCCGACGACATGTTGATGGCGTTGGTCGAGTCGAGGCGGAGGTTAGCCGACGTGTACTGACGGAGAGCGGCAGAGTTGACGAACGCACACTGCGACTTGTTGACGTTGAGGCCTGTGTCGGCAACAACGCGGATGCCGGCGAACTGTCCACCCAAACCGCTGGGCGAGATCGAACCGACGTTGTTGACTCCAGAACCGTCAACCAGGAGAACCGGACGACCGTCCGAACCCTGGAGGGCCATGAGTTCCTTGAACGTGGCCGTGTCAACGACGAGCGTTTCGATGGGCAGACCGATTGCTGCGAACTTGGCTGCAGCGTCGGTGATTGCACCGAGCCACGAGTTGTACGTCGAGGACGTTGCAACGGTGACCTTGTTGTTGGCCGAGATTTGTGCAGCAACAGTTGCCTGGTACTGTGCACGAATTTCGACGTTCAAACGGTTACCGAGTGCGATTGCCTGGCCACGGAGCGACGTGTTGAGAAAATCAATCGTGCTGCGCAAGATGCTTTGGATTGACATTTCGACATACGATCCAACGGTTTTCAAAGCAACCGATTTTGTTTCAAGCTGGACTTCGTAGTAGCCAAGGTCGTCGCCCTGGTTCTGCTGGGTTGCGGTGCCGTCAACGATGGTCTTGAGCTGTGCGAACACAATCTGCATTCCCTCTGCAGGGGTCGTGCCAGTCGAGAACACCTGGCGCAGTGGCGCAGCATCCTCAATGATTCGAACCAGGTCGCGGTCGAACGGCGTGACGATGGAATCTGCCGTCGTTGCGCCGGTGTAGGCACGGATTGCACTTTCGTCACCCTTTGCCATTGCTTGCATAAATTCACCAGCAGAACGACGGTCGGTGACCGGTGCGCTCTCGTGTGAACGGAGGACAACCAGCTCGCGCTGCATGACCTCTACTGCTTCTCGAACCTCGGCGAGTTCGGAAGAGTCGGGAGTGGTTTCTTCAGGATCCACGATTTCTCCTTTGTTTTCAGCCGAGGCCGGGATTTCCGACTCGGTTGTTTCCTCGGCGTTACGAACGCCAAGAACGTCTGCCGTCTCATACCACGGCATTGGCGTGAGACTTACTTCTCTCACTGTTGCTTTGGTCACAACGCGGATTCCGCTTTCTTGTGTGGCCTCATCCATTACGAACCCGACCGAGAACTTGTTGACAACACCCTGTTGGGCCAGTGCGTAAGCCTCGTCGGCAGATTGCGTACCCTTGGCGAACCGGGCACGGATCATGTAACCGTCCTCGGTGTGCTCGCCGCGTTCGATAACACCGATAACGTCTTTGTGGTTCCAGTAGAGCTTTGCATCGCGGTGGAGCTCGACTGCGTTGCGCGCAAACTTCTCACCGTGTGCTTCGGTCTCATACGGAACGGCCATGCCGACAACGGTTCGTTCGTCGGCGTTCTCAATGCGAAACTGAATCTCGCGTGTTTCAATTGACTGCACTGAAATCTCCTTCAAGTGTTGGTAAGTCCTCGATTGCTCGTACTTCGTCAATCGTCATCCAGCCGGAGGCGATTGCAATTTGGTGTGCTTGGTATCGGGTCAACGTGTCGGTGCGGAGCAGCGAGTCGACGTTGAGTTTGACCATGGTGCCTCGGCTCGAGACGTGCGACAGTGCCGATTCGATTTCGACGATGTACTGCGACAACGTGTAACGAACAAAAGCCATTTGCTCTTGCTCCATGTTCGTGTACGTCATCGAATTGCCGTCGACCGAAGCGAGAAGCATGTTTGCTGGGATGCCGAACAACCTGGCAATCTGTTGCAC